CATTAACCTCAAATCTAATTGCATTTAATAATTGACCTGACAACGTTAAATTTGACCTTGTGTCTTTAGTAAACTGAGAATTGTTTCCAGATTTGATTAACGACTTTCTTCTTTCTTTAGTAGATTTTTTTAGATCGGGCTGTTTATACTCATCGAGCCTAGCAGTAGTTTGCCTTTTTATTTGCTGAGTTGTTTCTTTGCCTAGTTCTATTAATAAAGCTTCATCTTTACCAATTGAGCTAATAAAAGATTTAAGATTGTTAGATACTTCTCTTACTCCTTTTATCTCTACTTTGGTCTTTGCCATATTAACCTATCAACTTTAATAGTTTTTTAAGAATTACTTCATCGTTTCGCTGTGCCTCACGAGATAAATCTGGCTTAAAATCTTTTGCTATTTGCTTTAACTCTTTTTCAGTAAGTCCAAAGAAGTCACGTGGCTTAGCATTCTTAATAGTCGGGTGGCCTTTAAACCCTGTTATGTGTCCATAGGCCTTTGCTGCCTCGGTTGAGTCATCTATTTGTAATTTGATGTTACTAGTATCTGTATCTGGATTTATTGAACTAAGCATTGATCCTGTAAGGGTAAGATTTACTTTGTTGCTTTTACCAAACACATTAAATGCTAATGATTCTTTATATAACTTAGAGTATGGAGCAAACAAATTGCCATTTACATCACGGCCTGATTGAGTGCGCTCTACTATTTTATCTATAGCTGCTTGTGCAAATGCTTCTTTTATAGATGGTTCATTTGCAACATCACCAATTAGATCTTTTAAATTTATAGTTTGGCTAACAAGCTCTTCACTAACTTTGCGTTTCATCGTCATTAACTTCGACTGCATTAGCTAGTTGAGTTAGTCTTTGAGCTCGTCTTTCATCAATCTTAGCTATTTTTTCTATAGCTAGTTCTTCTGTTAATCCTTCAAGGTCCATCAGTACAGAAACTCTGTCAGATATGCCTAGATCTATTTTCTTTTTCTCGTTATCTAGCTTTTCTGATGTAGTTTCTATCATTTCAGGCTTGTGAAACTGAATGTTTAAATCAGAATTAACAGCAGTTTGGCTAATCCAATACTTTCTGTCTAATAGCTCTGTGCCAGATAAAAGTGTTAACCATTTCACAGTTATCTTATAAATCTTTTTTTCTGCATATTTAAATAAATCAAAATCTTCTTTTGTAGATTTATAATCATCTATCATCGCTAGTAGTCGCTCAATAGCCGAGGAGAATGTTTTGCTGCCGGAATTATTGCTAGACAATATAGATGCATTTCTACCACGAGCTGATAAATAATTAGCTGCTAACCCTTGAATCGTATCGAATGTTTCTTTAATTTGTGGCTGAGGTGATTTAAAATCGAGCGATAGACTTGAATCTGGATTAGCTGGATTCTTTGGTAGAAAAATTAATCTACTAGGTCCTACAAATATATTATCAGGTTTTAGACTAGGATCACCTGTTAAGACTCCAACAGAAAATCCTTGCATTCGAGCAATGTATAAAAGATCAGACCATGCAGCATTGTATTGAATTGTAAAATCAGCTAAAGAATTACCTTGCTGTACAAAGAATTCAAAATCTTTATCAGATGAGATGTCTACGATTGGAATTTCTCCAATCTCGTTTGGGATAACTTCACTTAAAAGATCTCCTCTGCCATTCATGACAAAGTTATAATCAGCAGTCCATACTACATATCTTTGAGCAAGTGATAGGTTATCATCTTTATCAGCAATAGTTTGATTTAGCCCATCTGACTTTTTATAGGTATTATAGTCAAAAGCTGAAATTAAATAAGCATAAGCCTTTTCTGGATCTTGCTCGTCAGGTATTACGTCTACATGATGTCCTTGAAGTATTCTTAAAATTACTTTTCCATACTTAGGGATTACCTGAACAAATGCTTGTCCACGACGTTTATAGTCTTTATTAGCTTTTTGCATCTTGGTATCAAAAGCACAGTCTTCATATAATTCTTCGATCGCTAATGAATCTTCATCGGACAAGTCAGTAAAAGTTCTTTTCGGAGGATCAGAGTAAATACAAGCCTCAGCACTTACAATTCTGTCTGACAGATTGATAGTTGATACAACAGGCATGGTTTGCGCTGTTTTTTCAGACAGTTGTTTTTTTAACTCATCATAGACGTAGTTATATATTTTGTTTTTATATATATCAAAATCTTTTAAAGACTCTTTTTTTCTCTCAAGATTTTCATAAAGAGATATTTGTTTTATAATTTCTTTTCTAACTAATAAGTTTAATAAATCAGGATTAGCCATTAGATATTTCCACCTTTGATCATTACTTTGTTAAAGTGTTTATATACTATTCTATAACCAAGAGCTGTAGTGCAGTGCTGATACTCTTTTGAGTCATCTTCAATATATTGAGATCCTTCTTTTAGAGATGTTAATTTCATACCTTCATGCAAGACTTTACATTTTTCATACACAAAAAGCCTTCGTTTACCTAAAGAGTTTTCGCAGTAAGAATTCACAATATTATGTCTTTCTCTAATTGGAGGGTTTGACCTGGGGACGCACATAATAAATCTGACAGGTCTTCCATTTTTAGTTTTAAATTTTGACAAAAAATTTCTGATAATATCATAATCTGAGTGTAAGCTATTCGTAGATCTAGCTGCACCTGTAGCGTCACCGTAAATTTCATATTCTACATCGTAGTCTAACAGACCTCTTGCTCCCATATCTTCAAGCAAGCTTTCTGTCCTAGCGCCATGAACTATTGCTTCATCAAAAAAGTGAAATGACTCCTCTTTGGGATTAAATTGATCTAGGACGCAAGAAATTGGTTTATTGTGTCCAATGTTAAAGTCGAAGCTTAGCGCTATAGGTAAATTTGCGCTAATATTGTATTTAGATTTAATGTAGTTTTTTTCAATATCATATGAATAATAAATTCTTTCTCTATTAATTTCTATCCACTCTCCATAAAGCATTCGTCTTGCTTCTCTTGGATCTAAATCTTTTTCAAGTTGCGCTATATACCAATCCGGAAGAAACGGATTATCTTTAGTTTTTGATTTGTATACTCTTCTAGTTTCAGATGATTCTTCAAAAAAGTATTTATAAAGCCAGTGACTAGGTCCATCTGGGTTTGTACAATAAATAATAAAGTTTTGCTTTATGTGAGGGAGTCTTCCTACTCGTTGCTTAATTTCAAATACAGCTTTCTGGTGATCGCCTCTATTTTCTGTTGCCTCTTCTATTACTGCAGCAGACAAAGCGAGTGATCTAACTTTTTCATACTTTTTATCTGCCCAAGATCTTGATATTATCTCAGATCCGTTTCTAATATAAATGTACCCTGAATCTTCTCTAATCCAATAGTCACGGCCTTGTTTTAAATATGATCCATCTAAATGTTCACAGATTAATTTAAATATAGTGGCTTTTACATCAGGAAGCGCTACACGACCTAATAAAACTCTAGCTCTAGGATTTTCTATACAATGAATTAAAACTAAGTGGGCTGCCAAGATCGATTTTGATGATCCAACAGAGCCACTAAATAGAAGCTCCTGCACTCCTACTTTAAAGTTTAAATTAAATCTAAAATCACTCATTACCTGCTTTTGAAATGGGATAATGTTTGGATTAAATTCATTTAAACTTGGCGTAGATCTTTCCATTAATTTAACTGATCATTTAACTCATACATTGTTGATTTGATGGCAATTTTGTTTTCAAACATAACCTCAAAGCTTGTGCATTCAGTTGCTATAAATAATGCGTATATCATATTTGAAATGTTATCTATCTCTTCACTAATTTCATCTTCCGATAAATCTTTGTATTCTTCTATTAAATCATTAATGTATTGTTTATTTATCTTCATTATAATTTTTATACCTTGTCATCTGAGTTACTCTTTAGGTCGTTAAGCGTATAAGCTAGTTGAAACGGCTTTACGTCATCATTTGACAACTCATGCCTATCTTTTTGATTAAGATATTGTTTTCCAAGCCAAATTAACATGGGAACACTTCCTTTTTTAGCCGCTGCCCATTGCTCTCTCCTAAGGGATGCTTTTGCGGCCTGACGACCCTTTTTTAAAGAAGCCGCAAAACGACGCTCTAAAGTATCTTTCGAACATCCTAAAACCTCTGCTATTTCTTCTGTAGTGCAAAAAATAGCAGCTAAAGATTCTACTTTTGTTTTATCAATTATCTTTTTAGGTCTAGCCATGTTTTGCCTTTTGTTTCTCAATTAACTCATAGGCTACTTTATTCCCATAAACTCGCTCTATAGTTTTGTTATTTGCATTTTTTGCAAGAGTGCTTCTGTGCCTAATTTCTTTTAACAAATAAAATCTAGAATCATCTATTTTATATTCTGAGATAAATACAGGGTTATTTTGATTATTTGCCCAATTGAAAAAATCGTTATGACTGAAATCAGAGCCGTATCCCCCTGTAGATTTATAAGGAATGTCACAATAAATGACAGAGTTTGGGTTTATTTTAACTTCTCTGTAGTCTTTATTTGTTAATTCAAGTTGCTGAAGTTGCTCAAGTCGCTCAAGTTGCTCAAGTCGCTGAAGTCGCTCAAGTTGCAGAAGTTGCTGAAGTCGCTCAAGTCGCTCAAGTTGCTCAAGTCGCTCAAGTTGCTGAAGTTGCTGAAGGTCCAATCTTTTTTTTCTTAATCTTCTGTTAACAATTTTTAGAAATAATCTTTTAGCGGTAATTGATAAACCAGAAGGCCATTTAGAAAATTTAAATGTATCAACAAACCAATCATCAAATTCATCAAATACAACCGCTTGATGCATAGACTTCTTGTATTCTTCAATATCTTTTCCAAAAAGATATCTTTCTCCATTATTTCCGAAGCTCCATATTATTTTTACATATGCATCATATTCTTTTTTTTCGTTAAACTCTTCTCTTGAAATCCACTTAGGCTTAAATGTTTTAAAATTATATTTTCCATCTATTGCATCTTTAATTAAATTTGGAAGACCTGGTCTTAGCTCATTATAATGAAATTTCTTAAATGAATTTTTTCTTTTTAATAAAAAGTAATGACTAACAGAAAATCCGCCACCAAATAAATCATAAAAATTATCTGCATTAGGAATTATTTTAGAAATTTCAGATATTATTTTTTGCTTACTTCCTTGGTATGGTAAGCCATATTGCTCTCTTTTGATTTTTTTAATGATCACAGAGATTCTCCGCAGTGAGGGCACCTCTCAGAAAAATCAACATTTTCTGTATTATCAATTACATTTTCTTCGCTTGGATTGCCTATAGGAGCCAGTAAACCTTCTAGCTCTTTATCAGTAAAACCAGTCAGAGATAAATCATAATTACTAGCATCTAGGTCTAGTAAAATTTCATTAAGCGTTAAAATGTCCCAATCCCCACCGTGTTTGTTAGCTGCAATATTTGCAGCATAGTCTTTTTCATTATCCCATTCTACCTCTCTATATCTAATTCTCTCTTCACCAAGAGTTACGTAACCTTCTGCAACAGTTCCTGCAGGAGTGGGAGCAGAATATTTTTTTTCTATAATTATTTGGGCCTCTTCTGGGATAGCTTTTTTTCTTTGATGTCCACCTACCAATCTATTTAATCTTTTGTTAAAAATAATTCCTGATAAATCACCAAATTCAACAAGTGATTTCTTAAGAAGATCTAGTTTTTCATCTGTTATTTTTCTAGGGTTTTTATTATTGGGATTTAGTGATTTTAGTTGAGCCATCTTTATTCTTTCATTTTTAAGTACATTTTCTGATTTGATTAGTTAAATTATGATTATGATCTCGCATATTTACGTTATTATGAAATGTGTGTTTAATTCCATTTTCAGATAAAAAATGGAGTCCATCTTTTGAAGCTTTCTTTATTAGTTGCAGTCTGTTTTTAACTCCAAACTTTTCATAGACTTGAGATAGTCTCCATTTAACACCATAAATTGAAATAAATATTTTCATAGCTATTTCATGTATTTCAAACCCAGACAAAACCATATCCATTATTTCAAATTCTCTTTGTGTTAGGTGAGGGGTATCAATGAGATGCTTTTCTTGAAGTGGATTAACTGGAAGTAAACTTAACTGATCATCGTGCGCTTTGATCCTTTTTAAATTTTCTTCTTTGGTTTCAAGCAATCCTAATTGAAGCGTCATACTAATATGTTTTAATTATTGGTAATTTGATACAAACTTATTAAAGTTTCTTTTTACTTACTTTTTATTTTTATTTTCTTATTGCAATCTTAGTCAGAATTTATTCTGATTGCTTTAGGAGACAAGAAGAGTCCTTTAGGTTTTTAATACTTTCCTTTGGGACTTCTTTTTTAATTAATATGGATATTAAAGACCTACCAAAGATAAAAGACACAAAAGAGAAATCTAAGAAGACATTTTTTTTATCTATTGAAGCTGCTAAGGTTTATACCGAAGGTAAAAACAAGGGCGTAGATACAACTAAGATATGTACCGATGCTTTAGAAAAAGCTCTTTTAGACATAAAGCATTTAATTATTACTAAATAACTAAGACTTAATAAGCTTAATCTCTAGCCAATAGTTATTATCGTTTATAGGCTCTCTGCTTGATTTTCCATGCGAGACTATCTGAGTATCGTTTTCTATAATTTTCGTTGATTGTAAGCAATCCTGAGGCAATTCATACAGGTTTGACAGGTCAGGAAGCTTTTTAGATCTTACATTTTGTTTTGTGTAGTAAATAGACTCTGGAAAATAGAAAGTAAATTCAGCAATTATATCTTCAGTTATTGTATCTATTCTTTTTTTAAGCTTTTCAATTTGTAGTTTATTTTTTAATAGATTCTCAGCACTGATAGCTTTAGCAGACTTTAGTATAAACATCTTAGATGTAGATCTGTTAATGCCTATTCTTTTTTCGTTCTTCTTAGAAGAGTGTCTAGGGACTTGAATTTTACAGTGAAATAAAACTTTAGTTTCCAAGATTTTCTTTTTGGGTTTGAAGAATTGAGTCAACTAACTCAACTTTATCTTGAGTTGGCTTTTTTTTACAGTTCTTATCTTTTTCACAAGCCTTTAGGATGAACTTTTTTATTTCAGCCCATGAGTCAGCAGGGGTGATTAAGCTTTGTTTTTTTAGTTCTTCCCATTGAGAGCCTTCAACCAGATATTCTTTTTCTGAAATTGTATAAGCGCAAAATCCTTTTTGAGCTGATACCTGTGCACATACTGGCACATCTGG